GTTCGCTAACACAAAACGTTGAACGATCTATACACGCTGAGTCGCAAGCACCGTCATGCTGTAGCGAACTAATGAACAGAGTGTTTGAGGCACCACCAGTTAAGTTTAATGCGACTGGCTTTTATAGCACAGACAACGCAAAGTTTTTGTAAAACAAAAACCCCCGCTAACTTCTCAGCGGGGGTTTTGCCTTTACCAGCTGGAAAGGGTCAGCTGGTATTATCATAGCACAATAAGAGACGGATCCTTTAATTGTGCAATCTTAGCGTAAGAGTGTGTATCGTAAGCGTGGATACGTTTGGCGTAATCTTTCTTTAACTGTGCCTCAGTTGAGTATGGCCCGACTGCTTGAATGATGTTAAGAGATGGGTGTACCGCGAAGACAACGTACTGTGTACGCTCTCGTAGTAACTGCTCCACTAATTCCCACACCTTCTTGGCCATGTCTTCTGCGTCGTCGGCTGGTTGCTCCAACAGTGCAGCAACCTTCTTAACTTCAGTTGGCTTAGCCATTTACCATTCAATCCATAACCAGAAAAAACCTAAGTTAAGATCAAAGTTGTATCGGCTAATTCCAATACCAACGTGAAAGGCTTTGACGTACCAACCCCAACCTATAAAGCTATTGCGTATCTTAATTTCTTTGTGCATTTTAATACCATCCTCTCGTATAACTTTTGTGTAGTGCTAAGCAAGCGTTATTATTATAGCGGTGCTTGATGTATTTCAAGCCCCAACGGATCTGTGTTGCAGGGTTTGTCTTCCAATCGTTGCTTATGACAGCCATTTTATTGGCTGGATAAGCTTGGGCTATGCCATAGGCTCCGCCTTTATGGTTACGCGCCTTGTAATTCCAGTGGCTTTCTCTAGTCCACAAAATACGCAGGCATACCCACTGCCCTTTGGTTGCTCCGCTTGCGCGGTACAACTTCATGGCAAATGTCTGGGGTGACATGTAAGCAGGGATAGTCTTAACCTTTACCAGTTCTTGTATTGAAAGCGTCTCTAATCGCCTGCTAGGGGCGTTAAACGGGACGACTAGCCCGCCTATCATGGTAAGAATTAACCCTGTGGCTCCCAATCGTCGGCCAATGACGCCTGTACTTCCTTCCAACCTTTTGCATAGTTGGTGTTGAAGATACGTCTTGGCTTGATGTCCTGAGGAATTGCTGGGGATTTCAGGTTGTACTTTTCTTTGGCTACCTTGCGGATCTTTCTTTGGTATTCGTGAATTGTTCGGACGTTCCATTGTAAAGCTCCATTTTCTAGTCGCTCGTATGGCAACGTTCCACCGTAAATACCATAGCCTATTGCGTCTTGATCTTGCATAGCAAAGTTAAGACACGCCTGCTTAATTGGACAATTACTGCATACTTGTAAAGCCATGACTGCATACTCCAAAGACTCTAGGCTTTTCTCTCGTCCGCGTTCTAACTCTGGAAACCACATGTCAGGATTTAACCCTGAGTCTCGGCACGCAGGTGCCATGTCTGGTTGCAGACTCATAAACGATCAGACTTTAGAATAGCTAACAAAATAACTAATTCTGTATTATCCCTATCTAATCGCTCGGCATTGTCAATCCTATTTCGTACCTGTGCAATAATTTCTTCGCGGGTATCTCGGCTACCGAATGAGTAGCCCGACTCGTAAGCCTCTTTTAACGCCCGTGCTACGTCGCGTGTCAATCCTTCTAGTGGTTCATGGTCTGGGTCGCCTAAGAATAGATTTCCTTTGCCGTCTGTTCGTACAACTCTGCTCATTTAATTTCCTCAATCTGTACGTCGCTGTAACCTCGGTCAAACCAACTTTTAGCGATAGAGACGGCTTGCCCCTTAGTTAAAAGGTTGTTACTCATCTCGCTACCGCCTACCCATACTGTCCATTTAGTCATTTTCTTTCCCTTCCAATACGTCAATCCTGTCAATGATAAGGTCTAATAAAATGCAATAATCGGCAGGATTATCAAAGATAGGATTAGCTCTTACTCTCCAATACTCCTCGCGTAATACTTCTAACTCTCTGCTCATTCTGGTTTCCCTTCCTTAATTATGCAAGGCGTACACCATGTGCGCCCTTGTCCTTTTTCTTGTACCCAACCTGCTTCGTCTGCCCATACTATCTCGGCGTCGCTCAGTTCTTTATCACAGATAAAGCATGTCGGTGGCGTAGGTTCTGTCTCGTCCGCGTAAAAAATCGGATCGTTCAGTTCTGGCTCGTAGCTCATAGGTTCCCCCATTTCCAGCCAACGTTTAGCCCAGCCTTAGTAAAGCCTTCAACGGTTGCTCCAATAGGTATTGTTAAGGGTAGCGTCGCTAGTGTTGCTTCTGTATCTCTATCGTAAATCACGAAGGCTGACTGGCTCATAGTGATAGCTCCATTTCTTCGGCCTTTTGTTTCATAAGCGTAGTTGAAAAGTTCACCAAATCCCAATCGCCCTTTTCAACAGCGAGACGGATTAGGTTAGCGTGTAAGCGCAAGAAATCCGCATGGTTTTGTATTCTGCGTGTTGCATGGTACTGGCTAGGGTGTAGCTGTGTGATGTTGCTCATTGTGTTTTCCCTTTCAATCGGTTTTGTATTGTTAGCGTTTATTCTGTCCCCTAAGTTAGAGGCTAGAGGGCGGGGGTGTCAAGCCCCCGCGCCCTCGTCCGTAACCTAGAACAGCCCCTCGCTGTAGCATGGCGGACAGTATTTGTAAGGCTTGTAATACTTAGCCTCCGCCGTAGCCTGTCCGCAATTTTCGCATGTCGTTAAATCTCTCATCATTTGCCGCCCCACATTCTTGCCAGATCGCGGGCTGTGATTGGCGCGTTAGCCTCTGGCGTGAGGGCGTAGCACTCAACACACAGACCCGCGGGGAAGACCGCGTAAGGGTGAATTTCTGCCTTGCATTGTGTACATGTTTTCATTCTTCGCTCTCTTTCTCTAGTGTTAGCCCACAATCGTCGCATAGGTATTTGCCTTCATAAGTTTTTGCTATGTCCCACCAATTAGGATTATTTATTTCCCATTTGCAAGAACTGCATAAAATGTTGCTCATTCTTCGCTCTCTTCCTCGTTATGTTGCGCCTTGTAGTGAGCCACAATCTCGCTAGATGTGGCGAAGTGATCGAAACAATACTCACAGACACGCGTAGCCATTATTCGCCCGCCTCTTCCTTGTATCCGCCCGCCTTGAACTTCGCAATTTCGTCCTCAAGCCATGACTCTGCAATTTCGCGGAAATTCACACGCCATAGAGAGCCGACATCGCTACGCATGAGGGAGATACCGCGAGGGGTATGCCCGTCCCAATAGCCGTCTGAAAATAGATCATCTACCCAATCGCTTAGGGCGTCCTCTGCCTCTCTCACGCCCAATAGATAGCCGTCCTCTTCATCTGTATCAATACCCTCAAGAAAGGCTTGAGTAATCTTTTCGCTAGCCTTTTCCTGTAAATCTTGATCGTTATCTATGTGGAGAGCCGTCGCCCATGTCTCGCGATTTGTCCAACCGTTATAGTTTTCCGCCTCTTGTAATGCCTCGCGGGCTTGACTCAAAAGGGTGTAAATGTCCTCAAGGTCTGCCCCTGTGTACTGTTCGCCGTCCCACACATCAAGGGCGAGATTGAGTTTTGCTTTTGCTTTTTCAATTGTCATTAGTTTCCCGCCTTTTTCATAATAAAATCTTCGATAATGTTTGAGATAGCGGTTTCAATCGCGTCTGCCAATTCGTCTATGTCTTCCTCTGTGTAGTTGTAATTGTTACTCCACATTCCCTTAAGTTGTTCAAGCGTGAGGCTTGAGTCAAAAATTACAACATCTTCCTGTTCCGCGATTTGTTCATTAGTTTGCATTCTTTTGCCCTTTCTAGGCTGTTGAGTGGCTTAATCTAAGCACTCACCCCCGCCCCCTGTCTAGTGACAAGGGGCGAGAGAAAGCGTTTATTTTGTTTTCTTCGCGTCGTAGGCTCTGACCCTTGCCATGCCCGCGAGGTGAAAATCCCATAGGCGACAAACAAGGGAGAAAGCGATCCAAATCCCCCCGCCCCATAGGGCAAGGGCTAACAGGGACAGGGCTAGGGTAATCATCTGGCCGATCATTTGCGGACTACCTTTACGCGGTCTGCATTAACCCATGCGCTACCCTGTCCACCGATAGGCGCGACAAGAAAGCGGAGAGTACCATAAGAGTTTTTGGCGTCTTCAATTGATACAAGGTGAGAGAGTGCGCCCTCCGATAGGAGAGCCTCCGCCCCGATTGATTGGGCTAGTTCCTTAATTGTCATGTGCTTAGCCTCGCGCTTTCTTAACTGTCATTGTTAGGGGTACCAATTGGGCATTGATCGCAGGCAATACAGAAGAGACTAATAAGTCTTTCAATTCCCACTCTAACATCGCTGTTGCTGTTACTTCGTGATCTTCTTTTACTACCTGAAATGTAACTGTGTACTTCTGCATTTGCTTGCCCTTTCTAGGCGTAGTGTGTGCTTACAGGGATTATTGTTGTCTTCATGGACAGGCTTGTCTAATCGAAAACACGCTTACAAGATGAACAGAAGATGAATTGTGGCTGAGAATGGGCTGTGAGTCTGTGTCTATTTATAGACAATTGCAGAGGGTTGAAGTAGTTGAAAGTTCAACCATTAGGCAGATCCTCGCCCCCTCGCCCTTCCCCCTGTAACGGTGAGGAGAAACGGTAGGAGACAGTCCGCCCAATACCGCTTTACTAACACCTAACCGACAAGCCCCGCCCGCCCTATCGCCTGTCATACATAGCAATAACGGCACCTAATAGGGACAAGCAAGGCCTAATTCATAGGGGAATAGATCCTAATAATTGCATGCCATAGGGAAATCTTTACCGCTTGAAATAGTAGACAACTAGGCAGGGTTTTGTCTAAGTCTAACCCCAGGGTTTTAAGTTTTGCCTCGCGCGTGTATCTACTATCAACCAAAGTATTTTTTCTAAATATAGGCTCTGACCTGCGGTTATAGCTGATAATATAGATGTGACTAGAATCACACAGGCAAAAGCGGGATAGAAGACGTTTATCCCGCCTTAGTACTATATAGGGGACTTCGTAAGCGCAGCAGAAGTCCCAGATGCGGTGCAGAGTTACACTCTGCCAGATGGCCAAGCGGAGCTTCCAGCGGAGCGCAGGCCTTACAGCCTGCTTCTTCCCCAACGGGTTAGGGCATTGCCAAATGCCCCTAATCTTACCACCTGCAAGCACCCTAAAGGGTGCGACTTAATATGGGTGTATTAGATTTAATGAATGAAGGGAAAGTACTGCCATATGGCAAAGATTCCCAAGAACCTTACACTGGCACCAACTGCTGAGCTTTCAGCTCCACAGGCCAAAGAGCTAATTCTCAAGCTGGTTGAAGACGGCTTTTCAATTACGGACGCAGTTCGTGCCGCAAAAAAATCTATCAAGTCCTATGAATACTATCGGGCATCCGATCCACAATTTAAGGATGCCCTGGATTTAGCCCGCGCTGTTCAGCGCCGCAAGGGTGTTGTATCTACAGAAGATGCAGACATTACCTTTGAAGACTTTAGACTTAAGTTTCTTAACTCCCAGACTTTCCCACACCAGCGCAACGTAATTAGCCTGCTGGAAGAGGGACAGCCTGCTTGGCTACACCCAAGCATGAACTTTGAAAAGTCCTTCCCCAACTATGTCCTAGTCAACATGCCTCCTGAGCATGCCAAGTCTATGACGGTCAGTATTGACTACCTGACCTATCGGATTGTTACCGACCCCAACATACGCATCAAGGTGGTATCCAAGACCCAGGCAATGGCTAAGGAATTTATATATGCCATTAAGCAAAGACTTACCTCGCCAACTTATGCCGAGCTTCAAAGGCGCTACGCGCCAGCAGATGGCTACAAGGCATCGGCAGAGAAGTGGACAGCAGATAGCATTTACTTAGAGCGCGACTCAGGAGAAAAAGATCCGACTCTCCAGGCTCTAGGTATCGGCGGTCAAATCTACGGCGCACGTGCAGATTTGATTGTGCTGGACGACTGCGTGACGTTGGCTAACGCCAATGAGTACGAGAAGCAGATTCGATGGATCCAACAGGAAGTTCTTACTCGCGTTGGTCCAACAGGCAAAATCCTTATCGTAGGTACACGCGTTGATCCAATGGATTTATACCGCGAGGTACGCAACCCTGACAGATACCCAGATGGCAAGTCTCCTTGGACTTATCTGGCTATGCCAGCAGTTTTAGAATTTCATGACAAAACGGACAAATGGGTTACCCTATGGCCTAAGTCAGATCGCCCTTGGATGGGCAGTGAAGATGAACCAGATGCAGAAGGATTATATCCGCGCTGGGATGGAAAGAACTTAAAGCAACGCCGTGGCTTACTAGACCCAAAGACTTGGGCCATGGTCTACCAGCAACAGGATGTAGATAGTGAAGCGGTCTTTAGCCCAGAGTGTGTACGAGGTAGTGTCAGCGGTATGCGTCCGTCAGGCCCACTTGTTGTCGGCGCACCTGGACATCCTACAACCCTCAACTCGTCTTACACCATCTGCTCAATGGATCCAGCCATGTCAGGAGATACATTCTCCATTGTCTATGCAGGAGACAGAACAACTCAAAAACGTTACATCTTAGAAGCAAGCCGTATGCCTGCTCCTACACCGCAGCGCATCCGTGAGTTGATCTTCAGCTGGACTGAGAAGTATAACCCAAAAGTTTGGGTAATTGAGAAGAACGCTTTCCAGTTGTTCTTAACAATGGATGAAGAGATAAATAAGTTTTTAGCAAGCCGAGGCATCCGCCTCGTTCAGCACTACACAGGTGCTAACAAGATGGATGCAGAATTTGGTGTTGCTTCTATGGCTCCGCTGTTTGGATCTATGGACAAGATAGGTAAGCACATGGGTAATAACCTGATTGACTTGCCACGCACAGACAATGAAAACATCAAAGCTCTAGTAGAGCAATTGATTACATGGTCACCAGGAACAAAGAATAAGCAAGACGGCCCAATGGCCTTGTGGTTTGCAGAAACCCAGATGAGAGATTACATCAACCAGTCTGGTACTTATGGAGCCACGTGGGTTAAAAACCCATTTGCTACACGCAACGATATAGCACGACGCAAGGTTGTCAATCTTGAAGAATACCAAAAAATGCAAGAACAAATCGCTTCTAACGGGGGTTACCTATAATGCTGGACATTGATGTAATCAGTGATAAGCTGCGTAAACTACGCGGTCATTACCACACCCGCGATTCACGCTACCAGGATTTACTTGCAATTCGTCAGGGAAAGATTGACCAAGTCTTCCCAGGTATGTTCTCTGAAGATTACCCAAAGCCAATGATTGCTAACTTCATTGACATCGCTGCTCGCGACGTTGCTGAAGTTATTGCTCCACTGCCTGCGTTTAACTGCATGACAACTAACTCTGTCTCAGATCGTGCGCGTCAGAAGGCTGACCTTCGCACAATGATTGCTGCTGGTTACCGCGATACTGCCAACCTTCAGACAATGATGTACTCAGGTGCAGATCGTTATTTGACATTTGGTATGCTCGCTTTCATCGTTGAAGAAGACCATGAGAACAAGCGTCCAATGATTCGCATTGACAACCCAATTGGTTCTTACCCAGAGTTTGATCGTTTTGGTAAATTGCTTTCATACTCAAAGCGTTATACAAAGACTGTACGCGAACTTATCAATGACTTCCCAGAACATGAGACTGTCATCCGTGGTAAGTATGAGAACCGTAACTCAGAGCGTATTCTTGAAATGTACCGCTACCAGGATAAAGACCAGCTAGTACTGTTCTTACCTGAGCGTAATAACTTTGTTCTATCGCAAGCAAAAAACAGCATGGGAGAAATTCCTGTTGTTATCGCTATTCGTCCTGGTATTGACTCAGACGAACATCAGCGCGGTCAGTTTGATGACATCATGTGGGTACAGGTTGCACGTTCCCGCTTTGCAAGTTTGGCTCTGGAAGCCGCACAGAAATCCGTCCAAGCGCCATTTGCGCTACCTTCCGATGTAAATGTTCTAGAAATCGGTCCAGATGCCACTATCCGTTCAGCCAATCCAGAAAAGATCCGTCGTGTTGATCTAAACATTCCTAACGGAATCTTCCAAGAAAACGCACTTCTAGATCAGGAAATGCGTACAGGCGCACGTTACCCAGAAGGACGACTAGGACAGCAGTCAGGTTCTATCGTTACTGGTCGTGGTGTACAAGCTCTCATGGGTGGCTTTGATACTCAGGTTAAAACAGCACAGGCTGTTCTATCAGAAGTCTTTGTAAAGGTTATGCACCTTTGCTTCAAGATGGATGAGATGCTATTTGGAGATGTTGAGAAAGAAGTTCGTGGCATCAATGCAGGTGCTGCATATGAAATCACTTACATCCCTAAGCGTGACATTGATGGCAACTACCACTGTGATGTTACATACGGACTTATGGCAGGACTTGATCCTAACCGTGCATTAGTATTTGGATTGCAAGCACGCGGAGATAAGTTAATCTCTCGCGACTTCTTGCGTCGTCAGATGCCTTGGGAAATGAACGTTACTGCTGAAGAAGAAAAGGTTGAAGTAGAAGAACTACGCGATGCTTTAATGCAATCAATCTCAGCTTACGCACAAGCAATTCCAGCAATGGCATCTCAAGGACAAGATCCTTCAGGAGTTTTACGTTCCATGGCGCTGGTTATTAAGGGTCGTCAAAAGGGTAGACCAATCGAAGATTTGATTGCAGAAGCCTTTGCACCTGAACCAGCACCCGAAGTTTCCCCAGAGCAGGCTATGGCCGCTGGTGAGGCGCCAAGCGCCCCAGGACAGGCGCCCTCTGGGGAGTCTCAGTTACCACCAGGGCTACAACCATCTGGTCGAATGACAGGTGTAGCACCAGGCCAAGCAGGTATGGCTCCAGGTGGACGCCCAGACATGCAGACATTACTTGCAGGTCTATCATCTTCTGGCTCTCCAGTCTTACAGGCTGGCGTTGCTAGACGTACAGCGGTCTAACGCGTTCTGCTGTATAATTAACCCCTATAGGAGACACAAAATGGCAAAAGTATCACCAATGACAAAGGCAAGTCTTACGACTCCATCACCAAAGCCTGCTAATCAAGGCGGACATTCTGGAGTAAACTACGCGCCAGCAAACATCCAGGCTAAGGCAACACCAGTAAAGCCAATGCACAAGGCAGTTCTATTCTCTGCTCAGCCTTCAGGAACTAAAGGTTCTAACAAGGGCGCTAACTAAAAATGGGTGCCCCAGGTAACGGAAAAGAACGTTACGAAAAGGGATATGTAGCATCTACAATTGTAGATAAAAGCGGAACAAGTCAATATCAACGTGATTTAATTGATAGGCAAGCAGCAAAAATTGCTGATAAATCTAGTATGGATGCTGCTGGTGCCTATGCACAAAGAGAAACAGCAAAAATTATTGCTATTAACTCTAAAGCAGGTTTAATTCCAGGAAACCCAATCCGCACTGCTGGAAATTCTACAGCAAAGATGCACCCAGATAACGTACCACCAAAATGTAATAAGTAATACATGTTTGAAGATGACAACGAAAACATCCCAATTCGCTTAACGCCTTGGGATGTTTTCGCTGTTGTCACCAATTTAGTTTTAGATATTGTTATTAGTTTTGCAAAGTTTTTAAGTGCGATTACGTACATGTTAACCAACCAAGCAGATGTCGTGGATGCCCAAAAGGCGTTTCACGATGATGTCGTCCGAACCATTGAGACTATCACAGAGGGAGAGTAGATATGCCAGCTCCAGAAAAGCCAGCAACAACTCCATCACTCCCAGGCAAATTAGCCACACGAACCGATGGCGGCCCAGCATCAAAGCAAGCAATACGTTATGCATCAGGTATGCCATACGGCGAAGGACAGGATTTTCTAGATATCCAGTCTTCTGCTGCAATGGCTAAAGCACCTACAGTACGAGGTATGTCAGCAGGAGCAGTAGAAAATGCAGTACAAAGTGCTGCACCTTCTCCAATTGTACCACTTAGCGCACCTACACAAAATCCTCAGCAACCAGTAACAGAAGGTGCTGACGCAGGACCAGGTGCAGGCTCTGCATCATTGGGACTTAACACTGCTAATACAGTTCAGGATCAAGCATTTAAGCAACAGATTGCTTCTTACATGCCAGTCTTCATGTACATCGCTTCTCGTCCAGATACTTCACCTGAGACACGCAATGTCATCCGTCAACTTCGGGAGAACATGTGAGCGTATGGAACAGAATTGGGCAATTTGCTAAAGATGTTGGCGGTGCAGTTGCATCACCAGCTAAATTTGTTTGGGATGTTGCCAGCTCACCATTTAATGATAAAGAAGAATTTAACGGCATAGCCAATACGCTTTCTACTGCTACCAAAAACTTTGGTTCAGCAGCATTAAAGCCAGTTTCTGATGTTGTAGCATTACCTGGAATTTCACAGGCTGTAAATGCTATTAATACAGTTAACCAAAATGTAATCCGTGAGCCTTTGGCTACGGCTGCATTAGCAATTGGTGACACTCTAAGCGGTAAAGGAAACATCTTTAACCCAAATGAGTGGAAGAAAGCATACACTGGCGCACAAAACATTTCATTTGGCCAGGCAGTTACAGGAATTGGCTTAGGATTAGCCAACAACCAATTTGATATTTATGACCCAGCACAGCGCAAGGCTGCTTTCAAAGACAGTATGTTTGGAAACCTTGCATCTGGCGCACTTGACATTGGTATTCAGTTTGCTGGAGACGTTACAATAGGTCTAGGTAAAGGTGTTAAGTTAGCCAAGGCTAGCGAGTATGGCGTTGGAGCCATTGCTGGAAATGCTGATAAAGCAGCACATGCAGCAGAACAGATTACTAAAGCCGTTGCTGGAGAAAAGAATCGCTTTAGTAAACTTGTTAAAGATTTTACAGAACAAGATTCAACTTATGCCATCAACCACCCAATGGTTAGGTCATCTAATGAACCTGGGCTTCTTGCCCACCTTCTAGGTAAGTCTAAGGATGAAGAAACTACAGGCTTAGTGCTTCGCACAGCCCTTGGCGATCAACATGCTTTTAATGAACTGGCAGCAGTACGCCCAGATATTACACAGGCTATCAACAATGCCAATAAAACTATTGACGAGTTTGATAAGTTTAAGGCTAACCTAGCATCTGATACTGTTATCTTCCCGTGGGAAGGTCCTACAGTTGTAGCCGAAGCAAAGGCTGCACTTGAAGCATCTATCAAGCATGATGAGCAAGTAG